CTTAAGGTCAACAACAATAACTGTGTTTGCAGGAATGCTTACTGTTGGAACAACATTGGTTCCATTAAGTGCAATTGTTGCGGTTGAAGTTGATGCTGCTGTGTTAGATATTGCGATGTTGGTAACAACTGCACTTGACCCTGATGGGGTTGTATAGAGAGTTGTTCCTGTATTGGTTGTTGCTGCGCCTCTAAAAAGCGCTTTAGTTGTCGTAGCCATTATTACCTACTTTCTAATAAACACCCATTATGATTAACTGGAACTCATCGGTCACACTTCCGACCCCAAGAGTTCCGTTCATAACGATGTCGCCTGTTGTTGTTATTGTTCCACTGGCAGTCGTGGTGCCAGTAATTGTGGTGTTGTTAACTGTTAATGCACTGACGGTTGTAACTGTTGCGCCAGATGAAATTAAAGTTGAACCAAGTGTTGGTGCGCTATAACTTGATACAGTACCCCAAGATGAAGTAGTGCCGTCAGTTGTAAGATACTTTCCGCTTTGTCCTGTTTGTGATGGAACTACATATTGAGTAGTTGTATCAAGGGCAAATGTTGTACCTGTAAGGGTAAGCCCAGTGCCAGCAGAATAAACAGCATCTGTTGAGAATAATGCAAAGGTAATTGCAGTTACGCCAACTGTTCCAGTTGAAGCAACCGTGGTGATAAATGACTCGCCAGAGAAGTTACCTTGTTTAGTATAAACAGCAGATGTGTATACCTCATCCCATGAGTCAAAGTCTGTTGCACGACTCCATGCTCCAGATGCTGCGACATAAACACCATTATCAGCCTGCGTTGACTGGTCCTTAACAAGGATTCTATCTCCAGCAATTGGAGTGTATCCATTGACCGCCGACAAGCCAGAAAGTGTAATGTTGCTGGAAGTAGCAGTTTCTACTGGGTCATGAAAGTGCAAACCAGCCAATGCAGTTGCAGCCAAATCGTATGCTTGCTTAACAGAGTTTGGAGTTGCTGCAGATGTGGTAGATGTACTGGTTACAGAATCAGTAAGTTGAACCGCACCCTTTTGTGATGTAGTTGCATCCTGGATACTGATTGTTACTGATGATGATGCACCTCCACCTGTAATAGGTGATGATGCAGTAATGTTTGTAATTGCAGATGAAGATGTAAATACCTGCCATGCACTGCCATCGTAAGCATACATGTTATTGTTTGTTGTATTCCAATAGATAACACCCGAAGTAAGTGGGTTGCCATCATTATCAACAGTTGGTGCTGTTGCTTTTGGACCAAGGTATCTATCATCAAACTGGTCCCACGCAGCCTCTGCAGATGTAGCACTTGATGCTGCACTTGTAGCAGATGTTGCTGCTGCGGTAGCAGAGTTAGCAGCGCTTGTTGCTGAGGTGGCTGCTGCTGTTGCAGAGTTTGCTGCAGATGTCGCAGATGTTGCAGCAGCAGTTGCTGATGCACTTGCATTAGATGCTTGGGCAATAGCAATAGATGCAGCACTATCGGCGCTTGTAGCACTTGTGGCTGCAGCAGTAGCAGATGCAGCAGCAGAAGCAGCAGATGTGGCTGCAGCAGTAGCACTTGCTGCTGCAGATGTAGCACTTGTTGCTGCAGCAGTTGCGCTATTTAATGCGCTAGTTGCACTTGTCGCTGCAGAAGTAGCGGATGTTGCAGCAGCGCTTGCTGAATTAGCAGCATCTGTTGCATAAGAAGCAATTGTTGCAACCGAGTTCGCAGCAGCAGTGGCACTGGCAGCAGCAGATGTAGCCGAAGTAGCAGCAGCACTTGCAGAGTTAGCAGAAGCGGTAGCGCTTGTGGCTGCGCTTGCTGCACTTGTGGCTGCTGCGGTGGCAGATGTTGCTGCGCTTGCAGCGCTAGTAGCAGCAGCAGTCGCACTTGTTGCAGCAGAAGATGCTGAGGTAGATGCAGCAGTTGCGCTTGCAGCAGCGCTTGTTGCGCTGGTTGCTGCAGCAGATGCTGAGTTAGCAGCCGATGTTGCATAGCCTGCAATGGTTGCTACAGAAGCAGCAGCAGTTGCTGCAGAGGCTGCAGCGCTGGTGGCTGATGTAGCAGCCGAACTTGCTGAGGTTGCAGCAGATGCTGCACTTGTGGCAGCAGCAGCAACTTGAGCATCGGCAAAATCTTTGCGTACTGCATCGCTTGCATTAACTGGAGTTGCAAGGTTTGTTACCGTATAACCGCCAGCATTAAGGTTGGAGCCAAGAGTTTTATTGCTTATGGTTTGGGTTGCAGAATTTAAGATTACAGTGCCTGATGTATTAGGCAAGTAGATTGTATTATCTTGTGTTGGCTCTACAACCTCTAATGTGGTTTCATGGGCATCTGCAGTATTGCCTTCAAAGGTAATGCCAATGTTACCAATTACGCCAGTAATGGTTGGGTTTGATAAGGTCTTACGGGTAAGTGTCTGTAGAGCATCGGTACCTACGACAACACCATCACCTGTCTGCAAACCATGAACATGTGTTTGGTTGGCAGCAGTAAGAATTGCTTGGTCAATGTCATACCCACGAGCAGCAATATGGTTTTCTGACTCACGGAACTCACGACCTGATACGCCATGGCGAACCACTGCACCAGCAGAGTGGGCTACAGCCTGTGTATTATCGGCACCACGAGTTACAGTAAGGGTTGTGCTGCTACCAGATGTGACAGTTAAAACTTCTTCTTTAGATGTGTCTGGGTCAACAATCAGCGTATATGGAAAAGATGTCGGGAATCCAGAAATGGATGCGACAATGAAGGATGTGTTTGATGCCCCTTGTGATTGTGCGGGGATAGATGATTGGAGCGAGGTTTCTACTGCGGTTGAGGAGTAGTACCGCGCTGGTGAGCCTGGGTCGCCTGCTGCCATTTTCTACCTTATCTTTGATAGTGCGTTTGTCCAGAACCTGTTGGGCGCACGCCATCAAGCATGTCTGCTGCTGCAGACTGAGGACCAAGGCGTGATGGGTCCAAGAACGAAATCATGCGGAAGGCTGCGCCGTAGATGGCAACATCCTCCGAATATGATGGGAAGCCTGTGACTGTTTCATAGTCATCACTATCATTAACAAGCAGTGTTGGGCGCTTGCTGTATGACACATGTACTGTTTGTCCAGGCACAATCTCTGAATAGATAGATAGGCTCTTTGTGGTAGCAAAGGCATCTGAATCTGCAACTCTATCTAGTTGCCACGCACGAGCAGGAAACCACTCTTTTGATGGACCTACTGTTGAATAAGTTACAGATAGGACATTTTGAACAGCAGCAGGAATTTGGTATGAATACTGCGCTGCTACATAATCAAAGTCGTATGTGCCTAGGGCAAAGATGCTTGGGTACATGGCATCAATTGTGTTGTTAATAGCATTTTTAATTTCATTGCGTGGGAACAATGGAGCCATTGTTACCTTAGCGTTACTTGAGTGAGCAGCAGCAGTTGTACCGCGCTGCGCTCTACCCCAAGGGGCAAGCGTTAAAGTGTTGGCTACATTATCCGTAGTGTTAACGAATACAATTTCATCATCAATCTGTACATATCCACGACCAATAACTGAAGCATCATAAACACTTAAGGTTGTTGTTGTGCTGTTAGCACTGCTAACTAACCATGTGGCAGACTCTGTATTTTCTGTATAGCCATGCAATACCGCTTCAACGCGGTCTGCTAGTTGTCCAAAGGTACTCATAGGTTAATGCTCCTTAACGCAGCCACGGCTGATAGTCCAGATGTGCCAGCAAGTTCATTGCAGATGGCGTTTAAACCTTTATAGTTGTTTGGCTGGCGTGTAGAACTAGCCTTGTAATTAAGGGCAGCAATAAGTCCTAAGCCATTTGTACCAGCCCATGCGTTAGCAGCACCCTGTGGTGCTTCATAGACTGTATAAACGGGGTATGTTCCGCCATTGGCTAGACGGTTAAGTTCGCCCGTAAGGGTGCTTCCTGCTACTCCTGTTGCCATTACTTGCCTTTCTTCTTAGCCTTGCGAGCCACTGCTGCGTTATCTACTAGGTTCGGATACTTCCGACCCGCAGCCTTTGCACGAGCCTTGG